ACGGCTTCCGTCTGGGCTTGCGTCTGGCGGGCGAAGAAATCGTTCCGCTGTTTGACAAACTCTTTCGGGGTTTTGCAGAGCAACAATCCGCCGATTTCGATGTTCTCCTTGTAACGGGAGTTCGGATCGACTAGCAGTCGGAATTTGGGTTGTTCCTCGACTGGAACTGGTTCCCAACCTTCACGGAGCTTGGCCGAAAGGTTACGGGGGTCCGCAGCATTCAAAGTCGAGACGCGAATCCAGCGATATGCGTAGTCCGGGTGCTTGTCCGGCTCAGGCAGAAGTTCGGGGTGCATCCACTGCATAGGACGCTCCGATACCGCACGCGTTTCAAGTTCTCGTTGACCACGAGGTTCAGCCATTTTGGGCCTCCAATTTCATCAGTTCCAGGGCGTATTGCTCTGGGGTAAGTCCAAATTTCTTTGCCAATTGGACTTGGCTTTGTCGTAGTTTGACCTTATTGGAGGCCGTGCTACGCGTTGCCGGTGCCACTACAGTCGCTGGTTTTGCCTTCGGCTGCTCGCGGCTAACTTGCTCTTCCTCAATGCCAAAAGCATCTGGGAATCGCTTGCGCATTGTTTTGTCCAAAGCGCGGTAATACTCATCAGATCCAATTGGGATGCCTTCGTCTTTGAGATCTTCGTGTACTCCAAGAGCGTAAGCAGTCATTCCCCTGTTCTTGCCAAACCATGTATTGCGTTCTTGCCACGCCATCGCACGGTCATCTGGCCTCGGAACAGACAATTGAGCCTGAGGTTGCGGTATTTGTACCGCAGTTTCTTGAGGCTGTAAAGAGCCTGGCTTAAAACTTTGAGCCTGGCGCAACTTTAGGTTGGCATCTTGAAGAGCCTGGGTAGCCTCCAATACCCGCTCTGAATCACCGCTTTCGTAAGCCTCTTTGTAGGCTTTTTTAGCCATCTCCAGCTCAAGATTGGCGGCGTTTTGAGCGGTATCGGCAAACGCTTTTTCGCCAACATTCAGGACGCCACGGATACGCTGGTTTTCTTCCAGCAAGCGGCGAGCCAAGTTAATGGCCTCCTGCTGCTCCCGCATAGCGGCTTCTTTTTCTCGGCGCTCGTCGTGCCAGACCTTGCGCATCTGTTTAAGCTTGTTTTTGACGTTCTCGTCATACTGCTCCAGCTCGTCTTTCTCAAGCTCTTCCACCAAAGGCTTGGGCATGGGCGTTTTGCCACGATCCTCGGGTGGAGTGTCATCTTCAATCTCAACTTCAAGGCCAACCGCTTCTTTGGCTTCAACTTGAGACTTCTCCTGTTCATCAGGAAACTGAAACTCTGCTTCATCCATTTGAGGCATTTTGTCTGCTCCTTACTTGCGTTTGATACCGCGGGGATCTTCAACCACGCCCTCTACCGAATCGTCGTTGATGATTCGGAATTCACGGCCGTGAATGACCAGTCGAGAACCTGTGTGCGGTCGAATGAGAACAAAATCTCCCTTCTTGCACCAAGGGCCGTTAGGAAAGCGCTTTTCATCCTTGTAGCAGTCCGGGCCAAGTTCAACTACCCAAAGAACCGTTGTGAGGGTTTCTTCGTTTTGAACAGTCACGTCTGCTTTAACTAGGCCGCTTTCAAACTCCTTGTCCACGTCAGGCACCGCGCACAAGATACGGTAACCAACAGGCTTGGGAAGTTGTTTTGCTTTCTCTTCAATGCTTGCTTTGAAGTCGTAGGCACCCACAATTTGTGGGTTGTTGGCGTTTGTAGCCAACAGGATGCCTTCAGTCATCGGCGTTCTCCATTCTTTGCTTCAGGTCTAGGGCGTAACCTCGTGCTGTGAGCAGACCCCGAATCTCACCGCAGAGTTTCTTGTATTCCTCGTGGTTTTCAGCTTTGCCCTCGGACATATAGTCCTTCAACTGAATAACTTTCTCGTCAAGTTGTTCAACCAGCACATCAAAGGCGTTCATTACTGATTACCCCCTGTGGGCTTGCGTGCAGCCATCAGAGTCTTCATCAGGTCAATGCCTGCCTTCATATCTGTATCGCGCTTATCTTTCTGAATTGATGCCAGCGTTTTCATGGCATCAATCTTCTGAGACGCGGCAGATATCGTTTGCTGCGACGCAATACGCTCTTTCTCCACCTGCAACTGAGCTGCTTTAAGCGCCGTATCCGCCTGATCTTTGGCCGCTTTGCGCTGTTGCTCTGCCGCTTTAAGCTGCAACTCTTGCATCTGCATTTGCAAAATCGGGTCTTGCATTTGGGCCTGTGCCTGCTGTTGTGCCGCTTGGGCTTGGTTCTTCATCAGCAACTGAGCCGCCGCTTGCGCCAGCATTGGGGCCAGACGCGCTTCGACTTCTGGGTTCATCTCCATCTGCTCACCACTCTCATCCTTCTGCGGCGGCAGAGCCATGCCAAGTTGTTCTTGGATGTCGTTGCGATACTGGAATCCAATGTGCTCGTTGATGTGCGCCATCATTGCGGCCATCATCTGAGGGGCGGTCGGGTTGTTTTTGAGCAGTCCCTGAATCATCGGATCTTGCATCGCAGACATATGCACCGCGATGTGCGCCTTGTGATCCTGATACGCAAACGCCTTGACCGGCTTCATCATCAGCACGTTCTGGTTTTCCGTTATCGGATCAATCGGCTTCATGTCGTCTTCCAACGGCACGAGCTTTTGCGCATCCTTGATGCCCAGCACATCCAGCATCTGCCGGTGAAGCATCGGCATGTTGTATAGATTTGGAGCAGCTTGCGCCAGCTGGAACACCGCCTGGTACTGCACGATTTTTTGAGCCATCGTGCTTGCGTTCGGGTCGGACACCGGGATCACGTCCACGTCGTCATAGTCCGACTTCTTGGCCCTGCGGCTGCCCTCTACCGGTTCATACGAATAATCATCCGGCGTGTACGCAGCAATGATCTCTTTGAGCAGCCCAAGCTCCTGCTTCATCGAATAATGAATACGTGCTTGCACCGCACTCATTGTCTTGAGCGTTCTCTCAAGAATTGCCAGCGTTGTGCCCACCGGAGCCTGAGCACTCATATCGCTGATCTGAAGATCGGCCATGTTTGCTACACGGCGACCGTCCTCAACGATTTTGTTAAGCAGCGCAGCAAGAGTCTGGCTCGGCTCCTTATAAGGAAGAGCCATCAGGTTGTCTTTGATCGTCCCCGCAGGCACGTCCACATCCCTGAACTCTCCGGGAGAGATCGGCGTGTCGTCACCCTTGATCCGAAGTCCTCGGGCCTTGAAGCCACCCGGCAGGTTGCTCAACGTACCCGCATCAACCAACTGACGAATCAACGAAGTGCCGCTCTTGGCAAACGCCCCAACCAAGTGAATCAGGCCAAAGCAGTAAAACCCAAACCCCGGCACATAGCCGTAATGCACAAAATGCTGACGCTTCTGGCACGTTTCATCGTCGGGCTGCCAGTTACGACGAATCGCTAAAACTTTGCCCGATCCCTTCTCAATCGTGACCACATAAGGCAAAGCAATTCCGGTTTTCTCGCCGTCATCCTCGTGCTCGTATCCCGGCAAATCAAGGTCAACGTGCATCTCAAGAATCTTGTACCGGTCATCCGTCGTCGCCCGGAAACCTAGCTTCTCGGCAATCTTTTTCTCTACCTCGTCCAGCACGTTCTGCGGCTCACCCAGATCAATATCCCGGTAAAACCCTGCGTGCTGCAACCGCTTCAACTCGTTTTCGGTCTTGCGCATCACATGAGTAACACGCTCCGCAGAGGCCAAATCAGACGCCCCATAAGGCACCACAATATCTTCAGCCGGCGCAAAAATAGACACCTGCCGCTCCATGTGCGGGTCGTAGTAGACCTTCTTAAACGCATTGCCCGACAGGCCCAGACCCCACAGCATGCGCTCATGCTCAGGCCGGTACTCTTTCATCACGTCGGTCAACTGGTAGTTCATGTCATCCTGAACCCGTTTGGCCGACTCTTTTTTCTCGGGCGTCTCACGCCCAACAATCTGTGTCCTGACCGGGCCTTGAGCAGGAAACGTAGCCATCATCGTCTCGGACTGGAAC